AGAGCAAATGCTTCCTTCTTTAACTTCATTTTAGCAACTATTTGCTTTAGCTTTTGAATAAGAGTTTGCTTATTATCATACTTAGCTTCAGGCTTCTTATCCACATCAGGCACCATTACTTCTTCTTTCTTAGGTTGCTTTGCTTGTTCTACAGCATGGTTGATTACATTTACTTGATAATCTTTTGTTGTACCATTTTGTAGTTCTACAGTCAAAGTTCCACCAACTATTTCTTTTACTACACCTTCACCATCTGGAGTTGGAACTGTTTGTCCCATACCATATACACTATGCATATCTTCTTTTAATACTGAAGTTATAGCCTCAAGAATCTTTTCTTTACCAGTCTTCTCCATTACTTTTTTGATGCCCTTTGCTTTCTTAGCATCATATGTCATTTGCTTGACTCCTTTAGGATTTCCTTTCTTGTTTTCTTTTTTAGATGTCTTAGTGTTTGCTTTTGGTTTTTCAGCACCTTTCATCTTCTTCATTTCATTAGGTTTATCAACCTTATTTTCTTTCTTTACAGGTTCCATTTGAAGAACAGCATCAGATTTTTTTACTTGCTTACTATTAGCAAATAAAATATCATCATAAGCATTAGGATCTTTTATAAGCTTTTTTACAGCTTTAGTCCTAGCTTTTTCATAATTTTCATCATTAATTTCTGACATCTTATTTAATTCAAATTCAATGCCTTTTCTTACTGCTCTAGGATTTAATCTATCTATTGCAGCAGTTATTTCATCATCAGCTGTAAGAGTCTCTTTTATGATGCTTTTATTTTTTAATATTTTAATAGCATCATCATATGATGTCAAATTAGTGATAAAAGGAAGATTTTGATCTCTACGAACTTCGTAAAGAAACTTCTCTTTTGATACTTTACCAGCTTTATGCTGTTTGTATAGATCTATAGTTGTCATCGTTTTTATATAAATATTGTGAATTATTTTCCTTGTCCTCTGTATTTCTTAGGCCTTGGAGTATGTTTATTATAAGATTTTTGAGCAGCTCCTAATTTTCTTACTCCAAAAGTTACTTTCCTTGATTCTCCACCTTTTGATGTTGCTTTTGCCATTTGTTACAACGTTTTAGCTTTTACGTATAAACTTTTTATCTTTTCTGTTATTTGTTCCATAACTCTTGAAGTGTGTTTACTTTCTTTTATTTCTCCAAGATCTTCTTTTAGCTTTTTTAAATACTCAAACATAGTATTCATTTTTACTAAATTCTTTTTTACTGTTTTTACAGCTTCATGAAATTGCTGATCTTTGCTTCTATTTTTTGTTTCATTTCTGAATGCAGCATAGCTTTCATTAAGGGATTCTTCCCAGATTTGCTTGTAGTCTATCATTTTAGACTTTCTATTCGGGATAGAAGGGGCTGGCTTATAACCAAAATCTTTTACAGCAATATTTGTTTTTATTTTTCCTGCTGCAAGCTTTGGTTCAACATCTTTTTGTTCATCAACCTCTTTTGATTTTGGTGGCATAGATTTAAATCTTGAAGCTACATCATCAACATACTCATCTTTTTCAGGACTGTATGCTCTCATGTATTTCTTACCACCTTTTTCGTATATTGATTTTGCTTGATAAGGAAGACCGTAATAGTATACTTCAACTCCTTTTTTAGCATCTTGCACTGTTATTACTTTACCATCAGCAGTTTTTACAGAACCAACCGGAAAGTTAAATTTGCTTGCAACATCTGCAGCTTCTTCATCTTCTTTCATTTCTGGTCCTTTATATTTCTTTTCTGAAGCATGTAATGAAGGTAAATATGCTCCTGCTGCAGCAGATGTAGATTGTTCATCCATTTCTTCACCAAACATCTGATTTACGATGTCTTGAGCATCAGCACGATCTAATTTACCAGACTTTATTGCATCCATGATCTGATTTGCCATGTCTTGCAACGCTTTCTCGTCTTCTTCAGACCATTCTACTTGCTCTTCTCTTAATCTTTGTGTATCAAATTGGATGCTCATATTATTTGGCTTCTTCTAATTCTTTTATTAGATCTAAGAATTGTAATATACCAGAAAGAGTTTCATCTTTTATGGCTTTATTTTCTTTGATTGGTTTAAGGAATTTTACTACTTCTTCTACTTTAATTTTAGTAGTAGGATCTTGTATAGTAGGAACTAGTTTAGAAAGATCTTGTTTAATTAAAACTATTTGCTCATTTAAATAAGCTGTTAAGTTTGTTGTATCTGATATACTATTAATATAGTTTTTCAATACACCTTTTTGTCTTTCTGAAAGATCTTGATACTTGTCATTGAATTTTTCAACTAGTATTTTGTAAGCAAGGATTCTAATTTCCTTGTCTTCTTTCATTAAGTCTTCGATGATAGATTTAGGGGCTGACTTGTCTGTGACAGGCTCCTTAGTGATGTGTTCCAAGAGAGTTATCTTGTTTTCAAATATTTGTTTAACATCAGACTTTGAATTCTTATGAGACTCAAATATTGTGTAAACGGAAGCATAGGGTTTGTAATTATCTATCTTTGCTTTAAAGAATTCATCAAGTTGATAGTTCTTCTTTATCTCTTTTATAAGATTGAATTTTAACCTATCTATGTTTTGACGATCTAAAGTTTCATACTGTTGAAGTACGGTAGATATTAAAATATCAGCTTTTTGTTCTGATAGTCTAGGACTTCCTACAAGAGAAGAGTAGAGAGCATACTCTCTACCAAGCTCTGTATTAGTAAAATACTTTTTTAGTATTTTTACTGCCTTCGAATCCTGATTTTGTAATAGATCTGCTGTTGTTTGTCTTACTAGAAGTTCAAACAGAATACCAGGATTGCGATATTTGCTGTGCTTTATAAATGCCATTTTTTATGTATATCCTACTAATAAATATATGGAATATTACTCAGAATCAGATTTTATATTATCTTCGCTTAAAATGTTTGATTCTTCTTCAAAAAGATTAACTCTTTTAGCAAATTTTTTCTGTGCCATTTGACCTAACATTTCTTTATTTTGAAGATATACATTCATAGTACTTTCCATATTCATAGGACCTCCTTTAAAAGTCAATCCCATTTTATCTTCTCCAGAATCTTCAGCATTTCTCCATTCTTTTGAACCATACCTATCTCTGCCAAATGCATCACTATCTGTACCTATCATTGATGCATGTACTTGAGGACGGCCAGGTAGCTTTCTTTTCTCACCAGGTTTTGTTTCATCATATCCTGGAAGTGTTTCTATTTTACCTGAACCACCATATAAAGATGCTATTTGGTGAGGTGTACCATATGCTTTTCCTGATTCTACAGGATCATTTCCTTCTTCAGCAATTTGCTTGTATCTGAATTTCTTCTTTTGATCTTCTGCAATCATATCTTCTAATTCACCAAATGAGTCAGGAGACATGTGGAATATGTATTCCCATAGATATTCTTTTGGCAATAATGCATTATCAATAGCTTGAGCAGCCATATCCAACTTCTCTTTCATCATTGCTAACCTTTCTTGGTCATATATGATAGAAGGATTTGTTAAAGATAAGCTAAAGTTAGCTATAGAATCATCTGTATATCCATGTGCATAAAGATGTATAATTGCTATTTTTTTTAATTCTGATAATGCAATCTTTTGTATTCTTTCTACTGTACGAGCAAAACGTATGTCTTCTGCTGCAAGTGTTGCTTTACCAGTCAGATCCTTTTCATAGCCCATGAAAGCTTTAGGTATCTTTAATGCAGCAAATAACTTATCTCTGAAATATTGCACGTCTTCTATTGCATTATATTCAAGACCTTTTGCTGTATCTATACGAGTTGATGTATCATTACCACGAACAGGGATAAAGAAGTCTTCTAACAAGTTTTGCTGATTGTATTTTAGATTGTATTGACCTGTTTGAGGATCCATTAATGGAGTCTTCTTCATTTTATTCATCATCCTTTGTACATAGTTTTCTACTTCATTTGGTGGTATTGCACCAACATTAACATAGAATATACGACGTTCCGGGGCTCTTGATATACGATGTATTAGCATCGCATCTTCTATCAATGTGTATTGCTTGAATAGCTTTCTTGCTGGTTCAAGGTATGAACGTCCATAAGGAAGATAGTTAACATCACCTATAAGACGGAAGTGTGCCATTTCATAGTTATCAAACCAAACACCAGAATCTTGGTTATTGAATGCTGAAGTGAATCCCATTGTTGAGCTTATTGCTGCAGTAGGATCAAATTTAAATCTTACTTCATTAGGATTCTTAGGATTAAATCCTTCTTGACGAACTATATTATATGCCGAGAAAGGAATAACGTTGTATACGCCATACTTTTCAGCTATTTCAAGTTTTAAGAAGAAGTCACCATACTTACACATATTTCTTATCCACGACCATAAATTGAATTCTATGTTCATAACAGAATAGAATAGATTTTCAAGTAAGTTCTGTATATTTTCATCTGATGATTTTATTGATAATACTTGACCTTGTTCATTCTTTAATGTGCATTCATCTGCAATAATGTCTAGTGCAGAACCTACAATTGCATCAGTGTCCATTGCATCATAGTCAGCATATATCTGAACACGTGCAGATTGGAAGTTTTGTGCCAAATTAAGATTAACACCATACGCTGTAGATGTAGTGTATACTTTATGAAACCTGTCTATCAGAGAGTTTGTCTGAATAACACCATTTTGTTGTATACCATCGGTGTCTATTACTGTTAGTGTATTATCTCCGTCACTACGTATTATTACGTCAGTAGAAAATAATCTGCGCAAAGTAGAAAATAAATTCTCTTGCGGTTTTGCTATCATTTGTTCGTTTTGTGCCATTTATGTTTTTTTATATTAGCCATGTTAAATCCATTGATTCTTGTCCTTGTATTGTTGTATAATCCATTGTCCACGGATTAGGACCGAATGTTGGTTGTGATTGTTGTACTCCTGTTCCTGCTTTTGTAAAGTTGTCAAGGCTAGCTTGTGTTAAACTATCCGCTGTTTTTTTGAACCTTAAAGATGATTCTCTAAGATACATAGCTATTGCAAATGCCATTACTAAGTCATCATTATAGCCTGATCTTGCTTGAGCTTTACCATTTTTCCATATAAAAGCTCTTAGCTCTTCAATAAGTCTTATAGATCGTATAGTTACCACTTTACTTTCTATAAAATCTCTTAGCCTTTCTACAACTAATGGTCTTGTCTTTTGGTTTGTTGTAAAACCAGGAACTAAACCATCTCCTCTATTATACTTATTCATATATTGTTCAAAATCAGAATCATTACTAATTTTGTATGAATAGTACATGTTTGTATATCCTCTATCTATGATTGATTGTATAACGTCCCAACCTATGTTAGCATTTTCTACAACGACTAAAGCATTGTTATATTCTGCGGCTGTAGATAGTATTACATTTGCATATTCTCTAGTATCTATTTGGGCTTGAAATTCAGCAACTTGAGTCAGTGTTTCAGTATCAATAACTTGGAATGCTGAATAGTCTGAACCATCACCACGAGCAACGTCAGCTACTAAAGCATAATATTTCATTGGACTAGGATATTCCCATATCCATAAAGACCTATCAAGACCTCGTCTTTCTAAAGGTTCTGATGCCATATTATCTTCATAGAACTTTAATATTACTGGATCTACAACTGTATTACCTGATGTAGCAAAGTCACAATCACATTCTTGTGCTGCATTTCTTACTCCAAGATCTCTATCTTGTTCGTCTCTCCAGGTTTGATCTCTTTCAGGGTGAACTGACCATGGTAAAGATATAGGTAAAAAGCTATTTTGTTTCTTTTGTGCTTTTGTATAAGTTGTATGAAACCAATTACCCATACCGTTAGGTGTAGATAGGGCTATACATTTACCACCAGTTGCTAAGGTTTGTTGAGCTGATGTGAATAACTCTTCTGCATTGTCTATAAATGCAGCTTCGTCCATTACAAGAAGTGATACAGCTTCAGAACGTGCAGAGTCACTTGCTCCAGATACAGCTTTGATTTGTGAACCATTTGCTAATCTTAAACTCAGTCTATTATCTTCTGAAGTCCCTATCTTTAACCAAGTTGGTAAGTTTTGGTAAGCAAATCTAACTTTAGTTACCATGTTTTTTGCTGTCTCTTGCTTTGTTGCTACTACTAAGACGTTCTTGTCTTTTCTAAATAACATTAGCCAAAGAGCATATGCTGAAACTAAGGTTGATATACCAAGCTGTCTTGATTTGTTAATTACACAACTTTGATCTTTTTCAAATATTTTAAGAACCTTTTCTTGGAATGGATATAAGTTAAATAGCATCCTACCTCTTTGTGGGTGTTGTATCATGTAGTATTTTCTCATGAAATACACCGGGTCGGATGCACATTTTGCAAACTCTTCTCTTATTCTTTCTTTTAATGTCTGTTGTTGTCCAGACTGCTTTACTTGTTCTTCCATATTACCTCCTGTTCTATTCTCCGTCTAAAGCCGCAATTTCTTCTGGCTTTATCTTTGCTGGTTTTGCTAATGCTAACCAATCTGCCTTGCTGTACTTTATACCGTAAATATAGTACTCTTCTTTTTTATCTGGGTAGATAAATGCAGGACCGGTTATCGAATGAGGTAGTAGGTTTCTGCCTGGAAGGTCTATAACGTCTATTATGTGACCGCAAGCTGTTCTTATTGTGCGTAACATTTTATGAATGTATTAAATTTATTTGATATATAAAAAAATTAAAATTCAAGTATCTTATGTTGTTTCTTCTTCCTCAGGTGCTTCTGGAGCTTCTTCTGACGCGGTTGGAGCCTCACCACCCTCTTCTTCTCTTGCCCCTTGTTCAGACTCAGGACCTTTAATTGGAAGGTCAGGACCAAACCTCAGAATGCGAGAAATAGCCATTGTTGCTCTTTGTATATCTCCTAAGTTAGAAAGATAGTATCTTTTACCAAGTACTATAGCTTCATATATACCTTTTCCCATATATACCATGAAGAAGTATTGGTGATTTTTTAAGTGTATTTTAAATGTAGTAGGTTTTCCTGAAGTAATGAAAATACCATCTATATACTCTTTAAAATCTTCTCCCATTAATTGAGTTAGATTTTTATTAAGTCTTTTGTATCTTGATAAGATGTACTCCATTGGATGTTCTTCAAACTCTTTTGGTACATCTGTTTGTTGTTCATCTTGTTCTTTAACAACTTCTTTGTAAATATTAGTTAAGCTAGAATCTGCAGCATATCCACAATCTGGGCATTGTCCTGATGTCATTTCTCCTCCACATTCGTCACATTGCATAGCTCTGATTTCTCCTCCTCTTAAAGATGGGATAGTAGTAAGAGGGCGTTCTTCATTACCAAACCTGATATATTGTTGTTCAGGATTTTCAGCTTCTATTATTTGTATAATGCTTATCATTTCTTTTTGCTCTTTTTTGCTTTTTTCCATAATGCTTTATCAACACTTCTAGCCTTTCCTTTTCCTGTTACAAAGCTATTAACTCGGCCCATTGCCCATTGGTGTTGTGGTACTCCTGGTCTATGTCCTGTTTTCCAAGCTGCAAGACCTTTATCATATACTTGTCTTAAAACAGTCTTAGAAATACCAGTAGCTTTAGCCTTATTTGATAGAGCTTTTTCTACTTGAGCTGAGTGTTTCTCAGATAGTATTTCTTTTAGTATTGATAATAGGTTCATTTCTTTTTAAATCTTTTTTCGTAGGCTTTTGTAGCCGCTGATTTTTTAGTTTTATACTTCTTTTTCTTTGCTTTATCAGCATAATCAGCTTCCCATTTACCATATGCAGAAGGATCGTCTGATTTTAATTTTGCGACTCTATCAATCTCTCTTTTCATAGCAGCTTTATTCTTTGTCAAATAGTTAGGATTGACCTTTTTACCTGACTTTGTTCTTTCTACTTCTTTTAAAAGATCTATGAGTTTTATATGCATTTTGTTATTTTTATCTTTAGAGTACTACTACCTTTTATTGCACGGTGCCATACTCCTTTTGGAATAAATATCGGTCTATCTAACAAAACAGGCATTTGGTTGTCTAATTGAACTTTCCAATCCGTAGCTTCTATAGCTTCTACTAACCTGTCTTCTTTGTCTCTATGCCACATTAACTCAGTTGGATCTATAGACTCATCAAACTCTCTTATAACATAACTATCTGTAACTTCTTTATCTAAATATGGTTTCATTATGCTTCTTTTGGTTCGAACCAATCACTGCACCACTTTGTTGGATCTTCAATATCCATTACTTCTGAACCATACCACTGTTCAAAATATTCATTATTACAAATATGTTTTCCGTCTTTATTTGCGTAGTATTTGCAGTTAGAACAATTAAAGCCATCCTTGCTGTACATGAATGGCTTATGATTGCTAGGTTGTTCGTAAGGACCTGTTCCTTTATAACCCTCTTTTAATATTTGAATTAGGCTTATCATTTTAATTTAAATGAAATATTCTTATTATCTGGATTATTTGCAGAAAGTCCTCCAACAAAAACAAATTTGTTCGATGGATCTGAAAAAGCTTTTATATAAAAATCTAAAGTTCCCTTTTTTAATTTTACATCTAAATAAAGTTGTTTAACATCAAATTTAGATATTAATTGTTTTAAACCCTCTACATATCCTTCATCTTTATTCATTTCATCTGCAACGTATTTTGATAAAGGTCCTACTATAATACCATAATATTTTTTAGGATTATAATCCACGTCTTTTGAGGGAGTTGATTTTATATAATCATAAAAAGGCTTAAATGAATTATATGCTTTATCTAATCCTTTTTTAGTTATGTAATCATTAATATTTTTGGTATTAATATCCT